TGGAACGCTTGGGAAGATGGTTGTGATACAGGTGATGAAGCTGAGCGTGAACATGCCGATAAGAGCAAGCATCCGACGAGTAGCACGAGTAAAAGCTCCGCCAGGACCGCTATTGAGTGACGCTTGGAACTGCAAAGCGAACTCATTGTTACGACATTCCCTCGCCATTTCCATTTCATACTTCTGTTGACGAGCATCGGTAATCGCCCCAAACACGCCTTTAAGAATACTCCCCATTGCGGCTGAGCCGCCACCGGTAAGAAAGAGCGTAAGTAACTCAAACATTTCATTTGCCCTCCAAGCGTTTAAACAGATTCTTCACATCCTCGCGCCGATCCTCGGCTAGCTTGGTGAGGTGTGCGAGATCCTTGGATTGCCCGGCATTTGAGATTTCTATTTGCCTGAGACGCTCATTCATCTTTTCAAGTTCCCACTTGTTTCGTTTAATGAAGAACGCAAGGATGGAGAGGGCAACGCCGACTCCCGCAAACATGTAATGCGAAACTTCCATATCATTGCCCAATAGGTCGATACCTTATTTCCTCTATTAATTCTTCATGTTTCGCCTGTTGCTTCTCTAAGAAAAGCAAACGCATATTTTGCTCGGCATCATCCGGCAATGCACCAAGTTCTCCTCTTGGCCATTTGATGCGGAACTCCGAGTTCATCTCAACTTCGTGCCGCAGACGCATAAGTTCAACATCTATGCTTTGAATGTCTGCGATCATCGAAGAATAAAACCATACACTTGCTCCGACTATTCCAATAGTCTTTCCAACGAACGCCAGGTTGGCGCGTATCTGTGTATTCTCTCCGACTTCCGTTGCCATTACTCAGGTACATTCCATGTTGGATCGTAATCTACTAGATCGCTTGAGTTAAATTGATCGTCGCATTTCCAAGTACCGTCCTCGCAAACAGGCATGATGTACTTCCCATAATCTGAGTTTTCAGAATTACTAACCTGTTGGATTTCTGCATAACTAGTTGTTCCTTTGCCATCAGGAATGCCCAAATGTGACTGCAAGGAATTATTCCTTGATGTCCAACCTGATTGAGATGCGTATAATCTGTATTTCACGATGGTACTGATGAGCTTAAAAGTGGTTGCGCGCTTGCGGTTGATTGAACGAGGTTGTTTCCGCCCGAACCTGCATCTGTGATAGTACTAACACTTGAGCCTGCCCCTGCCGCTCCATCTGTGCCTGTGTCTCCCATCCGCCACCAACCGATTGGACTTAAACCCGAAAGATCGGGAGCGCCTGATCCGTCTCCATAAATGCTCGCAATATTGGAAGATTGATCGCTTGTCCAAAAAGAAACTTCGTCAACTTTTCCGTTCAATCTGCTTCCATTTCCTCCTCGGCCAAGACCTACAAATAAATTGTATGGTGAATTTGTTTTTACATCTGAAACGCTTTGCGAGCCAACAAGCGAACCGTTGAAGTAAACCTTCATTGTCGAACCATCCCAACATTGTAAGAAGTGATACCATACACCCGTGCTAAGAGTGGTGGTAAGTGTGACTACCTTTGTTGAAGAAGCTCCGTTATGATAAAACTCTGTGTTGCTTGAACTGTTCGTCCGAACATAACTCGGAGAAAAGCTGAAAAAACCCGCATTATGTGACCCGTCTGAATTATACTTTGTCATTAGAGACCAAGGGCCGCTTAGACTATTAAAAGCATCATAGTTTACCCAACATGCAATGGTATAAGCATTAGTGGTAGTCGGGTCGATGCCTGTATTTCCTGTTCGCATTTGATCATTTGATCCATCGAAATCGCAAGAAAGGGCGTTTGCAAACGCACCACCGCCACCCGCCGCACGACCGCTCGATGTAGCCGACTTTCCGCCTCCCAGGCCGAGGCCGAGGGATATGGTGGATGATCCCATCCTAGATGTTGTAGGCAATCACCGCACCACTCGTAAGATCGATGCTTGTGAAGTTTCCGTAAATCACGGTTCCGGCGGATAAAGTTGTGTTATCCACGGGTTGGCAAAGATTATCCAAGTTGGTGATGTTGGATGCCTGTGCTTGAATGACGGTGTCTTCAGTTGCTTGGATCGCAAAGAATCTACCTGTCACAACATCGGTTCCGTTAATGTATGTTCCGCCATTTAGGCCGAGTCCTCTGTATTCTGATGACATAATATTATATTCCTGTTGGTGATGTAGTTCCGTAAGTTATAAATTGTAAGTTGCTTGATTGCATAGATTGACGCTCAAGCTTATCTAGTTCCTGCAAGATGACCGCTTCTGCTTGTGCTTGGATTGGACCCGCTTTTTCAAACTGCGAGTCTGCCAAAAGGAAATCCGAATAAGCCCCTAGGGTCGCATATTCAGAGAACACATAAGGGAACTCCTCGCCTGCGGCATAGCCAGGGAATGGTGTGCGGTAAAGCACATAGACAGGCGTTGTACTTGAGCGGTCAACTAAGACTGCTTGTCCGTAGTCTGTGGCAGTTGCAGATGAAAATTCCAAACGAAATGCAAGGTCTCTTGCGTTCCCTGTTTCGTAGGGGTCATGCTCTGTGATCCGAAGGATCTCGCCAATCGTGTTACCCAACTCAAGGACTGCGATGATTGTCGCTTCTGCGGTTGCCCCGCTTCCTGAGCCTCCCGTAATTGCAACGGTTGGTGCGGAAGTGTATCCTGTGCCGTGATTTGTAACAGCGGCTCCGTTGACTTCGTTATCCGAGTTCTTGGTAAGAGTGGCGGCCGCACCTGATCCACCTCCGCCTGAAAATCCTGCGGATGGAGTTCCGGTGTATCCGCTTCCCCCGCTTGTAATGTTTACATTCCTAACCTGTATATCAGGAATCTTTTGCTCCAGGCGAATGGTGTCAGGCCATCTTGCCCGTTCCCATGCCAATCGGCCATAGCGATTGAAAGAGCGAATGGCGGCATTGGTCTCAGCGGTCAGAAATGAATCAACCCCAACCATCAAGGTGAGGTTTGTTACCATTTCATTTACGCCAATAGTCCTCATGCTGTCTTGAAGCTTGGTCCGCTAAAACTTTTCTTTTCCATCGACTTCGCTTTGAAACTTGGATTGTCGCGGAGGAAGGATTTTACGAAACTCTTATCCCCCCAACATCCACGCTCTGCTTGATGCCAACGAAAGTATTCACGAGCAGGGATTGTACCTTTGAGTTGTCCGAGTCCATCGGTCTGCGCAGAACCCATCTCAGAGTTTTCTTTGCGAGCCATTTGCTCACGCATGGATGCTTCGTGCTTCTCAAGGTCCACTTCGTAACGCAAGTAACGGTCCAGGTTCTCCATGAACTTTGAACCGTTTCCTTTACCCTGATCTTTCCACTTCGGTAAAAATATATCCGCCATATTTGTTGTGTGGTTAGGAATAGGGAGAGGCTCGACATGCGAACCTCTCCCCAATACAATTCCCAATAACGTCTATATCTGACAGATTTCCAATTTGACTACGACCTCACCGGCAGTGAGTTCATTCAAACTGTATGGTGCATCGTTATCTGTGTCAGGACTGAACAGAATATCAACGGTGTCAGCGGTTGCATAAACCTTACCATTTTCGTTGTCGAGCAACGCACCTGTATTCGCAACAAAAGTAATCTCAGTTGCATCGGTGTGAATGTCAGCGGCAGTGATATATCCATCAGCGTCATCACCATCACCAATTGTGATAGTGAGATCATCTCCGGAACCACTGTCATTGAACGCGGTTACAAGTTTGACTGCACAATTACGCACCTGACTTCCGGCGGGAAGCGTATAGGTAAACGTTTTAGTTGCACGATCTGCGAGTGTGCCTGCATTGGCTACCGAAAAATCCCCGAAAGTAATTCTCAGTTCATCGGTAAATCCGTTAGCAGCTTCTTGGTTAGTTAAAGAACCCATGTCTTAAATCTCCTTATTGTTTAGAATTAGTTAAAGAAACCGTGAGCTTTAGGCATGTGACATGCGAGGCCCGCGATTACATCACAGAAACCTCTGCGGCCACCTCCCTGATTCTCAAGTTCCGAGTTGGACTCAGCTTTGAGAGTGTGGATAGCAACATACTCAGGATCGATAAGAAGTCCTGCGTCACCGTCGATAGTTGAACTACCGGAGGTACGATTCAAAAAGACTGACGGTAATATCGCGACAGTACCAAAATCTCCTTCGTAGAGGTTAACTGTGAGCGTGATCTTCTTGCTTTCTGCGGGTTGAGTTACGGAGAACGCAAATCCTGCTCCGCCTGCTTGACGGGCAAAATCACTGATCTCTTTTTTCAACTGCGGTCCGGCAATCAAGGTAAGCTGACCACCAGGCATTCCATTGGCTTCGTAAAGCTCTTGAAGAACGCTGTTAAAGGTAGTTTCGGTTTGGGTTCCGGTGGTGTCATTTGCAACATTCTGTGCAAAAGCAGGAACATCGGATGGTTGACCACCAACTCCAAGCCACTTGAACATTCCGCGAGTTTTGTATGGAGCGCCTGCACCGGAATCGGCTTGACGATCCTGTGCGGAACAAACGGCGGCTTCGAGGTCTCTCTTGATTTCTCGAACTGCCTTTGCCTCACTCGCGGCAAATTCATTCGCAACTCCCGCTGTATCAACGAGTTCCGCAATATCAGAGACTGCGTAAGTGCGGCGGAATTTCTGAATGTAATTCCCGATACGAGCGCGGTTTGCGGCTTTGTTGTCGAATGCGGTTACATCCTCACCCTCGTTAACTCCATCGAAGTTAGCGGTGGAAAGGTCATCAACTTGAACTTCGAAGAAAGTTCCGGATGCGGTTGCTTTGTTTGCCATTGAGACAAACGGTGTGGACTCAGGTTCGAGGATTGTCAGCACATCGCTGAGATCCTCTCTTTGGCCTACGGTATTATATGATGATGCTTTAGGCATTTTATTTTTACCTCCTTGGTAATTTTAAGATTTTTGTTATGCGGTTGCCCGCTTGAGTTTCATGTAATTCTGATAATCCGCCATTGATCCCGATACATCGAATTTACGCTTCGCGGCATCGACCTCTTTGTTCTTTTTAGCCTGGGGCGTTTTCGGCCTGCTTGATCCCGCTTCCACACTCGCTACCGGAGTTTTGGGTTTGGGTTTCGGCTTACTCGCCTGTGCTTGTCTGCCTTGCACTGCTTTCATTCCTTCGACCATCAACCCAAGCGCAAAGTTGCTATTGGGAAGATACTCGACCAAAGGCTTGTAAAGCGGTGAAGCTTTGACTTGCATGAACAGTTTGTAATCATCGCTTTCGGGTTCCCCAAGGAACTGAAAGGTTTGAACCGCTTGCTGATCAGATTGGGATCTCTCCTTTATCCACTTCTGCCTTGCCGGAGCATCCTTGCGAAGAATCTTCTTTGCGTTTTTCTGAATGCGTTTTAGCTCGGCTTTGGTGTAGGTTTTCTCTCCATCCTTCAGCACATATTCATTGCCGTTGTCATCGTATTGCACCTCGTTGTCCATCCCCTCGTCTGCCCATTCAATGAGCGTTTGCAGGTTCTCGACTTCCTTGGCCAATGCGGGTTCATTAGCAACATTATGCAAAGCGTTATCCTTGAGGAACTCAGGTAATTCACTGCTTACGGGTTGTTGAGCTTGTTGGGCTTGCGCCTGTAACTCAGCATTCTCTGCAAGTAATGCTTTCTTCTGAGCGGTTAGTCTTCCGAACCGCTTGACCGCAGATGCGTTCAGCGACTTTGCGAGTTCTCGACTTTCCTCTTCGGACAAACTGTCCAGGTCTATATTGAATTTTGAAAGAACATCTTGAGGTTCTGTCTGCTCTGAAGTTTCCTCCTCGGCTTCGGTCTCCTCGACGGATTGGTCCTCAAGCGATTCCGTAGGCTCCGCAGTCTCATCAGCGGGTTCGTCCTCACTTTCGGTCGGTTCAGGTTCTGCTTCTTTGGCTTGTCTGCTTTTCAGTAACTGATCGGCAAATTCGGCCATCGAGACATTCCCATCTCCTTGCGTTTCACTATCCACGGAATTTTCAGAGGACTCCGAGACAACCTCTTCGGTAATTGTTTCCATAACATGTCAAGGCTATAAAGCCTAGTGTAGCAAAATATAGCCTAATGTAGTTACAGAGGCAATAAAAAAGCCCGCACGGTCACCCCCAACCGTGCGAGCTGTGTGTGGTTATGACTGAACTAAAGTTTGTAGAAGGTATCCAACTCTTCGTCTATGGCTTCTAATTTGCCTGTCATCATAAAATGTCTATTGGTGCTATCGATTACAATTTTGCTCTGCAATTGACGGATCACTTCCTCACGCATTGCTTCACGCATCTTGATGTATGCCTTGAAGTTTGGATCGTTCTTGAGTGAGACCAGGGCAGTCACCGCTTCTTCGGGGTCAATTTCGTGGTAGGTTTTCATTTTAGGAGTTCGTAAAGTAAGGATAGGCTTAAAAACATAAGTTCTATGATCGCGTCGCGCTCGATGAAGAACATGACCAACACAATGATCCAATACCATTCTCTTTGCAGATGTTGCACATGCTTATCTCTTTTTGCCTTTATGCAGACCGTGCCTGGCGTGTTGCTTACCTTTCTTGGTGGCCGCCCGTTTCTTCCTGTTGGCCGCCGCAAGTTTTGCCCTACCCGATTTTGTGCTTTTTAGTTTCTTGATTGTCTTGGCAGGTGCATAGACCTCACCTGTCTCGGAGGACTTCTTACCGGAAGCGGTTCTCCACTTCTGTCCGGTCCATCGCTTGAGGGACTTCTGTGACTTCTTTAAAGCCATTAGTTGCGATACCCTCCGCCTTTGGATTTGTATTCCTTGGCAAGCATTTGAGCTTTTCTAGCTGACCATTGACCTGCCCGTCCGCCCTTGGTCCCACGCTTGATCTTCTCAAATAAACGCTTACGCATGGTGGGTTTGGTGTAGTTACCCGCCTCATTGACGCGGGACTTAGCTTTCTTCTTTGCAGGCATCTTAGCAATTCCAAGCTTTGCGTGACCAATAGTTAGCGCTCAACTTAGTATTCTTTCCCTTAATCCCACCACTCCTCGCACAATAGCTTTTCTTACGGGCAGGTTGGTTCTTCTTTATACTTAAGTTAGCATCGCCAAAGCGTATGGTTTTCTTTTTGCCACCCTCAGATGCAAGCACGACAAATTTCTTTTTGCCGTAACCAGGTTCACCCTTACGAATCCTGCGGGGTGAATTTACTTTACTTGGTCTTCCGCTTGCCACGCTTATTAACCATCTTCTTTCCGGTCTTCTTAGCGTAGGACTTGGCCTTAGCCATTCCGGTTTTTCCGTATCCGAATTTCTTTTTACCTACCATTGGCATGATGTTGGTTCCTTTCTATGCCGCGTCTGCGGTTTGCCCGAACTGCGTGGGAGCCGCGCCAAGTCTGCCAATCTGAGCATTTGCCTGCTGTTGGATCTGCATCTGACGCTGTTGCATGTAGTTTTGAATACGCTCCTGCAATGCGGGATCTTGTTGAGCTTTTTGTTGAATGTCGGGTTGTGCCAACCACTGTTGAAATACTTGCATCTTTAATTCGTGAGCATCGGAAGGTTTCACATTTGGTGGAACTCCGGCAACCAACTCGGCAATGGTTTGACGCTCTTCACTGACCGCATTCTGAGATGCAGTTTCTTTTGGTAATAATACTTTCTCGGATGCACCAGGTAAGACTTGTCCGATTGCCAACTGCAACAAACGCTCAGTGTCTAGGGTTCCGTTCTTATCAAGCATACCGCCAAGTTCTGCAACCGTCTTCACCCGTTCAAGCATTTGCTGTGGGTCTTGAGTTGCGGCATCAAATTGCAGATAAAAATCAAAGCGTTCATTTGCCGCACCCTTGGAAAACTTCTGCATGTCCCGCATTCCGGTCACCCGGAAGAACTCTGCGTCAGGACCATACTGTTGGTAGAGCGTATAAATCTGATCGAATAAATGCTTGAGATGCTGAAAGACTTTATCGATGTTTCGCTGTTGCTTCATCTGAGCCTCAACGGGATCAACGCCTGGTGCGTTTCTGCCAATCAATCGGTCAAATTGTTCTTTAACATATTGACGAACCTGTACCGATCCACCATCGAATCTCGGAGTATCCGCAAATCGGTACTCACCTGGAGTGCGATACGGAACCCGCACCCCCGGACCCCATCGTGTTGGACTCCTTCCAAATGGCACGAGAAGTGGAGGAAGTGTGGCAAGGCTTTGCCTGTCAATCGAAGCATCCTCTTCAATCTTTAAAATGTTTTGCGGTCCCTCACCAAGCTCGGCAACCGAGCGGGAGTGGTAGAGGCGCTTGCTTGTTTTCTCATATGTGGATACGACAAATGGATACTTACCATGCCCATAGTCCAAGAGTTGATGCTTGGCATAGACTTCAGGCACATCACTGCAAAAGATTGTGCAGAATATACCCGGCACATCATCCTCATCGAGTAAACGCTGATAGCAGTAGATTACGCGGATGGTCTCATCATCATTGCGAATCACTTCCTCCT